TATGTCATCGAACGGAAGTTGTGACCGTTGTCAGATAGTGTCTTGGAGATACAGCAAAGGGCTAGATTCATGGTGAAATCTAGCCCCTCTATGCTTAATGTCAATTACGATCTTAGAATTTTTTCAGGATCACGTTCTCGCGGTCCTTTTTCAAGACTCGTCCAACTTTCAAAATCAATTAAAAATAATTTACCGCTTTCAGATTCTACGACATTTTTCCAACGAATGTCGTTATGGTAGATCCCATAATCTTTTATCAAAGCGTCATTCATTCTTTTGATTTCATCTTTAAACTTGTACCGATCTTTTGGCAAATATTTAAGATTTAATGATTCGCCAATATACTTAGTAATTATTAACTTTTGTTCTGGGACAGTATCAACAACTGGAGCAGTAAAATCACAACCAAACAAGATAGCATAAGCACCTACTTCTTTTTTAAATTTATTATCAGTTTTTAAGTATTTGTATACAAGTAATTCATTGTTTACCTCATGTAGTTCCAGCTTCTCAGTTGAAACCCCTTTTTTGAATTCTTTTATAAACATAATTAAATATAACGACCTAAAGCCTCAATAACTCTCAAAAGTTTTTCGAAGATAAAGTTCATAATGGAATCTTTGATTTGTTTTAAAAAGTTAAACATGGTCTTTGGATATTCTTTTGATTTCTGATTGGAGTTTTTTGGCCATCTTGTGTTTCGCAACATAAACAGCGCCCACTGTTACTTTGTATTTTTCGACGATCTCTTCCTTGCTCATTTCTTTCAAGAAAATATCGCAAAAAATATAATACTCTTTACCTGATCTGGTTGTTTTTAAATTATTTAAAGCAATTTTAATTAGTTTTCGCTTATACCTATAGTCGGACTTATCTTCGACGGTGGAATTTTCACTGCCTTGGCTCTCCATTAGTTCGTCGTCGCCAGAGACGAAGTATTTGCTTTGAGTTTTATTTCTGCGGATGATGTCAATAATCCTCCATTTAGCAAACTTTTGAACCCAAGCATGGAGACATCCTTTAGAAGAATCAAACTTATCGTTTTTAAATTGATTAGCTATTGCCACAAAAATCTCTTGAACTACATCTTCTGAATCTTGATGATTAAGGTTATACGAGTGAGTCAAGGAGCGAAAATAATGATAATAATGATTATAAAATTCGCCCCAATGTTCAGCGTTTTGCCAGTTTTTAAGAGTAGTTTCGGATGGCTGTTCGATCATATTAAAATGGGATATTGTCTTCTTCTATTTCTAAAGGTTGATGTTGCTCTTCAATGGTAGCTTTCAAAGCTCTAATAAGAGCGTGTAATGCTAGATAAGATTGATGAGAGTCTTCATCGAAGAAGAAAGCTTCGCTCTCCAGATTTTCAATTAATTTTGATAAAAAAGTTTTCATAATTAATGTCCGAATGCTTCGATAGTGTGTTTGAAGGGATTGCCTTCAATGTTCTTTACAAGATCAAGCATTTTTCCTACTAAGTCGCGAGTCTCTTTTTGAGTATCTTTTTTGAGGCGAAGATTACAGAGATGAATAAACGCTTGTAAACTACCAGTCCAAATAAACTTTGTTTCCAAGGCAAGCGGCAAAATAATTCGACACTGTTCCTTCGCAATACCAGCATTGCACATCTCGTCATAAACCTCCTTAGCGAGGTCAACTACAGACTTCATTTTAGATAAGTAATAATCATTCGCGTCTTTAGAAATATCTTCCGCACTTCCTTGTTTTGAGTCTTTTGATTGTAGCCTTAGTTGATCTGGCAACCAATATGAATCAGAAAAATCTACATATCTTCCAGAAATACTATTTCTTGCCCATCCAATCTGATGTGTGAAAAGCTGCCTTTCTACAAAGATTGGACATTCAATTCGGAATTGAAGCTGTGGGTGTCGAAATGGCGATGTATGACCATGTTTAGCTAGAAATTTGAGAAGTTTTGCGTCTTTTTCTTCAAAATTTTCAGTTTCCTTGTCATATGAGACTCTGGCGATATTTGCAATCATAAGATCGCTACCGAAATGGCTAAGTAATTCTGCTTTCATTGATTTTTATGGTTGAGGGATAAATCGGGCAATTTTTTGCTCTAGTTGTTCTACTGTTTTTTCTGAATGCCAAATCTCCACAACATTGCCAGAAATATATTCTCCATTTGTTGTTTTAATTGATGTATTTGCTGGCAAGAACAAAGCCTCTGGCTGTTCCAGTCTTCGTTGAGAGACTGATTTTGAATCAATTTTATTAGTGTTGCAGCAAGAAGCCGCGAACATTGTTAAAAGTAAGAGTTTTTTCATAAGTCGTTTTGCTTGAGGAACAGATTTAATTTTTCCTTTTCTTCGATAATTTCGTCCATTAGCCTCTTTGCTTGAGCTTGTTCATCGGATTTAGCGATTGAACGTAGCTCTTCTCTTTTTTCATTGAGCTTGTTAACTCTAGAAGAGTGCTTTTCTAAAATATCGTAAAAATAAGATTTATTCTTGAGCTTGAGAAATTGAACCCCAAGCTCAAGCAGCAATTTTACTGTTGCTAATAGAGGCATTTTTACTTCTTATTAGATTCAAAAATAATCTTTTCCTCTTTGTCCACACCTGCTTCGCAGATATATCCTCCAATATGTTTTGCACAATCAAGTGCCCATGAATAGGCATCTTGAAAACACATATCATAAGAAGCTTGATGATCACCCTTGTGATTGTAAACGCTATACCAACTAACACCAGATTTACCTTTTGTTTTCATATTTAACGAGTTTTTAATGTGTATTTTGAGAGACTTTGATCAGAGTTTCGTGAATTAAATGACGGGTTTCGCGGTCAACTACTCGACCATCAACTTGAGGAAGTTCGTTGATAACTTCATCAAAGTCAAGTCCGAAAGCGGAACACAGTGATTTTACTTTACGAAAGACTCCAATTTCCTTGTATTTAAGGACTGCCCAGCACAAATCAATTTGCTCTGGGGTTGCTTCTTCAATTGCATTGGCAAGCTGCTTGCTCATGTATGTATTTTGTTATTTATTTAGGATTTACTTACTTTTACTTTAACATCGCTGCGATATTTGTCAAGACATTGTTTTTCTCAATAATCGCTTTATCTTTCCACTGCTGAAGATAGTCCTGATAAAAAGGAGTATTTTCAGTTTTTTGAATCAATTCCTCTTCGGAATTAACAAAGAAATGATCAGGAACATTATAACCAGACAACTCGACGGTATTTTTACAGTGACCATCAAAAAGAGGAAGTACGTTATAATTAAGAGACTCGTAAAATCTGTTAGCCAAGCAATTGTAGTTGTCATGGTTGATTTCATCTTCGATATACAAAGATGTTTTGAAATCAAGTAATCCATCTTTTGACCAATTGATTCGATCAATAAAAGGGCCATGAACATTAATGTTCGCAAACTTTTCCCTATTCTTTTTGTGAGTAGATACTGTAACATAGCCTTTTAAATAATTCTGGAAAGAAGAAGCGCGATCTTTGCGGAAAGATCCGTAATACACGCAACCTTTCTTTTCTTTTGTTGTCAAGATAGGGTCGAACACTAAACTATTTAAGTTAACGAAGTTCCACTTATCTACATACTTCTCAACAATTTTAGAGATGTCTGCGCTGTGATTAGCGATGACTTGGTAGCGGCGACCAGCTTTCGCAGCCATCCATAGGATGCGCGGCTCACCAAGATTATACTCGTTAGTGATATGAAAGAGTTCGGCGTTTGGACTCTGTTCTAGCCATTTGTAATCCACATACGAATAGTGGCTAGCATGATTGAAAATGATTTTGTCATAGTTTGGCTCGATAACATCATTGACTGATGGATAGCTCCAAATCAAATCGACTTGGTGGCCCAAAGTGATTAAATGGTCTTTAATTTGTTTTGCATTTAGCCAGTGCAAATTTTGTGGTTCTTTCAAAGAACCTTTGTGTGAATCAATTAATAGGATTTTCATGTGGTGATAGTTCAATGGCGATTTTGCCGAGACTATTATCAATAACACAGTATCCTTCTAACACAAGTGTTTTTTCGAAAATTCTTGTTTTAGTAATTTCGAAAAGCAAATCTTCTTTTTCTGGGATCTTTAAAACGTGCATGTGCGTGTCAACTGAGATCAATTCACAGTTCTCAAATGTTTTATCCATCCACTCTTCGTGAATTTCATTTGCTCCAACAACTTTAATATTTCCTATCATGTTATACTTATATTAATATTTATACTTGAAAGTGTCAATATCTCTTTCAAAAATCTTTTCGATTGTTCTCTTGGATTTAAAATCAAAATAATCATGATAGTGACCTCGTTTAGAGGAATTTTCATGCGGTAATTTTGAAGAGATGTGTTTGATGCCACACTCGTTTAGCATTTTTTCAAAATCCTCTTTTAAATTTTCAAAGCGCAAAACAAAATTCGGAGTGAACATTCCCTCTAACCATGAGCTTTGATCGTGAATAGCAATAAAGTTTTTATCTTGTTGCTCATATTTAAGCATCATTAATTCACAGAATTCTGCGAAAGTCATTTTTGAATTGATTCCGTACAGCTTTCCTAAATCGTTTTTAAGCGCGAATTCATACATAGAAATCGCTCTGTCCCAAGGGTTTCTGACAATGGCGAAAGACATGTAGTTGTGAACCATGTTGCCCATTACTAAACTAATTTCGTTTGGTTTAACATGGGTAGGAGAGAACCATTTACGATAAGTCTTGTCGTTTAAAAAACGATCAAATTCTTTTTTATGTTTATGGATAAGGTTGAAGTCTCCTAAATGATTATAAATAGAAGTACTGGCGTTTTTAGGAATACGAACAAAAATCATACTCCAAATCCATTTATGCTCGCATTGAGAGATTTCTAACATTTAGGCCAAACTTTGTATTTTAAATTCTCAAAAATATCTGAAAATTTAATGATTGAAATTTCATCTTTGCGATCTTTTCTTTGGTATATCTTGTAAAGAGCGTCTTTTGATTTTGTGACTCTAGAGTTTTGATCTACTTTATCCATGCATAACTCCCATAAAGCCGCTCTATTAACTATAATAAAATCATTCTCACGCTCGAAAGCGATGTATTGAGCCGCTCCAACTAGCCAGCCACCCTTTCCAGCTACATTTAAAAACTCTACCCAAATCAAATCATCGTTAACTTCGGTATCGGTTCTTTTTATTTTCTTCTGAGCTTTAATATCTAAAGATTTTGTTTCATAATTTTCTTTGGTTAAAAAAACGTCTATGTGCGCTAATTGCTGTTTACGATTTGCCTTAACAGCTTTCCAACCTTGTTTTTCAGCGATAGAAATAAAAAGATCCTCCGCATTATGCCCATCGTCAGAACATTGACCTGAGAAATCAAATTTATTACGGTATTTCATGAAGTACTAGATTATTATCAAAAATTTGAAAATTAAAAACTCTAACTGTGGTTTTGATGAATTCGTCTTTTTTTTGTTCGCGATTGACGTTTCCTATAATAAATTTAACTTTGTATTTTTCTTTTAAAAACTGAAAAATATCGTTAACTGCTCTTTTTAATAAGAAAAGATTGTTGTAATCTGTGGCGGCGAAAACAAATTCACAAGAATTTAACTTAGCCAAGTGTGCTGTTTGAATTGAGTAAAGTTGTGTTTTTTTCTCCAAGTCAAAAGCTACAAAACCTATTATTTTATTTTCTTTACGAGCATAAATTATTTTTGTATTTTCAATTAAATAATCGAAATGTCTGTCAATTTCCCTATGAAGATTAGATAAAGTCTTAGTTTTAAACGATAAAGGTTTGGATTTAGCAAAAAAAACCTTGTGTAAAAGGTACAATTCTTCTTTAACTTCCTTTTCTTCAAGAAATTCGTGTAAATTATACTCAACGCCTTTATTATTTATAGTCATGCCGATTAACAATAAAATCTCCAACGATTTAGTGGATTTAGAACCAACTGCGGTTTTGGAGTTTTACAAGCTCTATTATGATACGATTAATGAGCCTGATTCTTTTTTCCCTTTTCATCCTTGCTCTCACGGAATTGAAAACAATGTAATCTTAAATGGAATTTCTTATTTGCCAATTGCGGTAGAAGTTGAAGATTTTGAGACTAACGCTTTTAATAGAATTAACAGACCTCGTATTCGAATTAGTAATGCTAACTTAACGATTAGTCAAGTTTTAAGACGCAAAAATGATTTTAAACAAGCAAAAATAGAACGAATTAAAATCTTTTTAAAGTATATTGACGATGTTAATTTTGAAGGCGGCGTTAATCCATTTGGCGTTGCTGACCCAACCGCAGAAATTAATAAAGACACTTATATTATTTCTCAAAAACTTGCAGAAAATAAAATGCTTGTTGAGTTTGAATTGACTGCTCCATTTGATTTGGAGAACTTTACGATTCCTGGGCGTTTAGTATTGTCTCGTTACTGTTATTGGCAATATAGAGGTGTTGGTTGCAATTATTTTGGTCAACCTGTTTGTCAAGAAAACGATCAAAATTTTACTGTAATTCCAACAGGAGCTTTTAACTTCCAAACAACTGAAAACGAATGGAGTTATGGCAGGTCTTATAATAGCGGCGAAATAATTTACGCAACTACAGATAAAGACCCTTTCCGCACTTGGTATGTTTGCAAGACTGAGCATACAGCTTCGGAAAATAATCATCCTAGTTTAGATGTTTCTCCTTGGGAGAAAGATGGTTGTTCTAAAATTATATCTTCTTGCAGAAAAAGGTTCTCTAATACAGGAATTAATTATACTGGATACTTGAATGGAGTTTCGGGACAAAACCAAACAGTATACAATTTAGTACCAGCAACTCTTAATGCCGACATTTCTGTGTCTTATTTACCATTTGGCGGCTTTCCAGCAACAGACAAATATCAATATGGAGCTTCATACAAAGGTAGAAAATAATTTTCAAGACATTCTTAAATTTTTAAAAGATCATAGTGATCGTTATTTTAATATTGAATGTTGCGCTTTCGTAGGATTAAAAGATGAGAATTTTATTGTTCAAATTTTAGCGAATCGCTCTCCAGAGCCTAATTCTTTTTTTTGTGTTGATCCTTTGGATTTTTTAAAATTCAAAAGCGAAAATGAGTTGTTATTTATTTTTCATTCTCACCCCAATACAAGCGCTGATTTTTCAGAAATGGATAAAGCTAATGCAGAAGCTTGTTGTTTGTTATCTCTCGTTTACTCTGTGGTTGATAATAAATTCGCTATTTACGAGCCGCAAAATCACGAAATAGATGTAAATATATTAAACAAGGTAAAAGGTTATTTATGACGGAGGTTTATTTTCACGGTGTTCTAGCAAAAAAATATGGTTCGAAGCGTCTTATGGCTCTTTCGAAACCAAAGGATTTGCTGGGTATTATGGAAGCTAATCATGATGAATTTTTGACTGATTTAAAAGAACTATTTAAAAAAAATATTCACTATACTTATGTAGTGAATGGGGAGTGGGCTAAAAATGGAGAGTCTCACTTTGGGAAAATTAATAGATTAGATTTTGTTCCTATGATTTGGGGAAGTGGTCCAGCAACAGTATTCAGCATAATAAGCCTTGTTATTTCTATAGCCTCTTCTATATATTCATTTATTCAAGCTGGAAAAGTAGAGTATCCAAAAGTTCCTGGAGCAGAAGGTGTTTCTGCCGCTTTTAGTAAATCTTTAGCGTTCTCTAACAGAGAAAACGTTTTAGAACAAGGCAATCCCGTTCCGCTTGTTTATGGTAGATTAAGAATAGGTTCTTTTGTAATTCAATCTTCTCTCAAATCTTTCCCATTAAGCTTGTCGTTAACAGATGAATTCATTAATAATTCTTCTAAAAGGGGCAGTAATCAAATCGCTACTATTGATAGTTCCGATTCTGAAGCTACAAGCCCATCGGCATAAAATAAATTATTTTGAATTAAAAAATCATGAAGCGAATGTAAATATAATAAAGGCAAAAGGTTATTTATGACGGAAATTTATTTACATGGCATCTTAGCAAAAAAATATGGTTCGAAGCATCGCATTGCTCTTTCGAAACCAAGGGATTTGATAGGAGCAATGGAAGCTAACAATGATGAATTTTTAGCAGATTTAAAAGAACTATTCAAAAAAAATATTCATTACACTTATGTAGTAAATGGTAAATGGATTAAAAATGCTGAGTACGATAAAGAAAAAATCAAGAGATTAGATTTTGTTCCAATAATTTTAGGTAGCGGTCCTATTTATGCTGGAGCATGGATTACATGGTGGATGATTATAGCTCTTATTATTGCTATAGCTTCGGCAGTATATTCTTATATTCAAGCTGGAAAGGTAGAATATCCGCGAGTTCCTGGCGCTGAAGGGGCTACATCCGCTTTAAGTAAATCTTTAGCCTTCTCTAATAGAGAGAATATTGTGGAACAAGGTAATCCAGTTCCTCTTGTTTACGGAAGATTAAAACTTGGTTCTTTTGTTATTCAATCTTCTTTAAAAACTTTCCCATTATCTTTATCATTAACGGATGAATTTATTAATAGCTCCACTAAGAAAGGTCATAATCAAATAGCCACTATTGACAGTTCAGACTCCGAAGCTACAAGCCCATCAACATAATATGAATCATTTTAATAAGAAAAATTTTAGTTTTATTAAAGGCGCTGGTGGCCCCAAGATGCCAAAGCCACCTCCACCGCCAACTCTGAAACCGCCAGTAATGGGGGATTTGCAAGCTATTTCTTCTTACGAATATGTTGAGAACGTAGATTTAATCTCTGACGGAAGCATTGATGGTTTAGTAAACCAACGCGGCGAATATGTTAATGATGCAGGTATTTTCGAAGCAATTTATTTAGAAGATGTGCCCGTTAAGCAATCTGCTACTATTTCTGGAGATAATACTCTTCAGTCTTTTGATTTATCTTTTATTGGAACTGGTTTTTCAGGAGTAGTTGGCGGATTTTCTGGTAAATATTACGACCTTAATAATAATTTTTTAGATAAAACTTTAAAATCTACAGCCCCTTCTCTAACTGGATATTTGAGCGGAGTGGGATACTCTGTTTTGAATTCTAGAAGAGACATAGCGAATAGCATATACTCGTCAGTTCAAGAAATTAATACAGCTTTAGATCAGGCTTCTTACTCGCCAGATACAGATATTTATAGACAATTACGATCTATTGATGCTAAATTTAATTACAAATCTCCTAAAGAAATTCAATCTTATTTGCTGCCGAATTTCCCTCAAGAATTTGATGAGGATTATCCGTTTTTTTGTTTGAAATTGACCGTTACTGGTGATAGTATCTCAAATTATTCAACTGATATGTACACATATCTTGATAGTGATTTACTTAATCAAACATATTTACCACTTGAGAGTACAGAGTTGCAAAACAGAAGATTTCTTGCTCCGCCTCCTAAAATTAATTTAACTTATTTCGATACGACTTCTAATTTAAACGAAGGTATAGATAATACAAATTACCGCTTGTGCGGTTCAATGTACGTTTTTGCTTACAAAGAGAATGATAGACCTTTTAAAAATTCAATTGACGCAATTATTAAGAATATTAAATCTATAAAATTAATAGATTCAGCTTCTAAATATAATGTTGGCAACGCTTCAATGGAGATTCGCAATGGAGATGAGTTGCAAAAACCTTTAAGCCTATTTAATAAAACCTATTTAGATAAAAATTATGGCGCTTTATTACGCGGACCTTTCGCAAAAGGTAGATCAATAGCTACTTTATATAAAGATCCAATGCATTTAAATGCCAAGTTTGATACAGATGCAGAATACTCAAAAACTGGAGTAGATAATAATATTTTAAATGACGTTATTACAGACGATCAGCGTAAATTAGCTTTATCTTATGATGCAAATAGGGCACTTAATGATTCTAATGTTCAGAAAAAATCTCAAACTATATTATCAGGCGCAAGCTCCGTATTTAGAATATTAAAATGTTTGCCTTCTGATCCTCTCACAGAACCAGATATTGTTGTCTTTACAGTCAGCTTGATTGCTCCTTATAAAGTAGATGGTAATAATAGATCTTCTAGATTTATCCTTGAAATAAAATTAAATAAGACTACTGGACTATTTAATGATTCTATAACTTTTGATGGTGATCCTACTTACAATATTAGTCCAAAGCAAATAATTAGCGTAAGAAATAGTGGACCTAATCCTAATAATGGTTTTGTTCAATCAATCTCCGATATGAGAGCGTGTTCGTTTCATTATAGAAAGGTTCCTTTTTTTACTTATACAGTAGATCAAACGTCTATGGCTGGATTATTATTAGCTTGTTTAGAGTTCGCTATACGAGCACAAGGAAGTGACGACTCACGAACTTTACCTGCGGCAACAAGTTATTCTGATTGGAATAAGGAATATGTAAAAAGCTCTTCTGAACCATCTATTCCAATAGTTCATGTAATTAATAATCCTAATGTAGATAGGGTTTATATTAGTATGTCTGTGAGAGTTTTGCGAGATATGGCTCATAGAGAAAGCTATTTGGATACAAAAGTTAATCCAGCGCCTGGAGAAAAAGTGGATGCTGGCACTACTCTACCTTCATTAATTAATTTCAGAATTGAAATTGGTTATCAAGATAAAAATGGAGTAGAAGCTATTATCGAGGGAGGAGCAAAAGATTTTCAAATTAAAGGTGCTGCCGACTCTCCTGCTAGTATTGATATTGGAAGAGAGGAAAATAATACTGCTGCTATTATCCCTAAATACTCAAGGTTTATTATGGGCGCTCAACAAAGTTTTGCTGCCCCATTGATTCTTCCCCCATCTCAGCCTGATCGAACTCGTTTTATTAGAGTTTATAGAACAACTCACGAATCTTACTCTACCCTTGTTAAAAGAGAAATTTCTTTGGAAAAAGTGAGTGAAATTATTAATCTTCCATTTTCTTATCCATACTCTACTATTTGTGGATTAAAATTAGACGCTCGCACTCTTCCTCAAATTCCTTCTAGAAGTTATGACGCTAGATTTAAAAAAGTTTTTGTTCCTAGCAATTATTTCCCTCTTAAGGCGAATGGAGAAGATAAACGTTATATCACATCTTCAGAGATGCTTGCGTTTAAAAATACTCCTGTAACTAGCGATGATAAAATAATTTACAGAGGAAACTGGGATGGCACTTTTAAATTTGCTTGGACAGATAATCCTGCTTGGATTATTTTTGATTTGTTAATCAATAGAAGATATGGTTTGGGTAATTTTATTTCCCCTACTCAAGTTAATTATTGGGAATTATATAAGATTGCTCAATTCTGTGACGCTGTGGATGTTACAACTAATAAAGGAGTATTTCTTGGAGTTCCAGCGGCAGATGGCGGTTTAGAGCCTCGTTATGGTTTTAACGGAGTTATTGCGGATAAGACTAATGTTTTTGACATGATTAAATCTATTGTCGCTTCTTTCAGAGGAAATATGTTTTATACTAATTCTGAAATTAACTTTACAAATGATCGTTTAAAACCAATCATGTCTTCATTTAATAACAGTAATGTTAAAGATGGAAATTTTAGTTATACAAATTCTCGTAAGGATTTGCAATATAATGTTATTGAAGTTTCCTATTTAGATAGAGACGACTTGTTCAAAGAAAAAATTGAATATGTTGAAGACCCTGATGATATTAAAACAAGAGGTATTTTAAGAACTTCTGCTCAAACTTTTGGCGTAACCAGCCGTGCTCATGCTAAACGCATCGGCCAGCATATTATTTATTCTACAATTAATGAAGATCAAAATGTTCAATTTGTAGGAGGTTTAGAAACTCTTCTTTGTAGGCCAGGTGATTTAATCTCCATTAATGATGAATTGCGCACTTTGAAAAAACATGTAGGAAGAGTGTTGGATGTGGATATAGCTAATAGTATAATTCGTACTAATATTGATTTGACTGCTGAAAATTTTAGTTCTACAGGATTATTTCCGCAACTTTCTGTTTTGATTCCTACTGGTAAAAACTTGTTTGACGACTTCTATAATCTAGCGAAAAGTCCAAGCAAATTAAACATAAGCGAATTATATCAAACCGATATTCCTCAAAATGTTGTTTTCAATGCTAGTGGAACTGGTTTTGACGGTTTTGGTTCAACGTTTTATATAGATACTAGTATTGGCCAGAATTCTGGATTACCTTTATTAGAGAATATTAAAATCGGAGTTCCTTGTTCTGTCACTCTAGCTAATACTTCTCAAGAAATATATAAAATTCAATCAATCAAAGAATTAAATTTAAACGAGTATGAGATTATCGCTTCTAAATTTGATAGTGGAAAATTTGCTGAAATTGAAGCTGGACAAAGTTTAAATGATTTTTATTCGTCTTTCCCAAGCGTTCGTCAAACTCAAGTTAATGAAGGTGAAGCTTATTCTGTAAATAATCAAGCTAAATATGATTTAAGTGGAGTGCCTTTGATTACTTCTTTTAACACTGGTAATTTTGACGCTCAAAACGATGTGATAGATATTAATTGTTCTTGGCAATCTGTTAATGGAGCGAATTCTTATAATGTGGAACTGATTACTCCAAAATATAGAAGCATTAAAAAACAAACAAATCTTAACTCTGTAGTATTTGAGGATCAGTCGGAAGTGGGTACATTTAAATTAAAAGTATCTGCTGTGCAAACTGGAATATATCCAGTTTTGATTTCAGCAACTCATTCTGCAACTTTAAAAGTATTATCATACACTGCCCCTGTTCGTAGTCATGGCATTGTAACAAGGGTATTTTAACAAATATAGGGTTCTGTACAGCTTAATATATAATATATGTCTACACCATCTCCTACACCATCTCCTACGCCATCACCAACGCCGTCACCAACGCCGTTTCCAACGCCGCCGCCAACGCCATCGCCAACGCCATCGCCAACGCCGTTTCCAACGCCGCCGCCAACGCCGTCACCAACGCCGTCACCGACTCCTTACCCAACGCCGTCACCAACGCCGCCGCCATTGCCGCCACCGACACCACCGCCAACGCCGCCGCCAACACCACCGCCAACACCACCGCCAACGCCGTCACCAACGCCACCGCCAACACCACTACCTACTCCGTCTCCAACGCCGTACCCAACACCACCACCAACGCCTCCCTCGTTTTTACCTGAATATCCAGCAGCAATTAATTCTTTTTTTCCTTCTGAATATCCAGCGGGTACGGGAACAGCGTTTTTAATTTCTCGGACAAAAGATGCGTCATTCACTTTTGAGTATAAAGATATTTACGACAATGTGATCAATAGTGAATTACAACTTGCTCAACAAAAAGCAGATTTCTCTTATAGAGTTTCTCTTTATCGAACTGGAGCTACAGTTGATAATATAGAGCCTTATTTGATCTCTGGGGATTTTGCTGTTGAGCAGCAAGCTTTAAATTTTAATTTTTTACAGACTAAAAATGCTCAATTGTTTCGTTCTTCTGGAGCGCAAAGATATTATAATTTATTAATTAATGTAAAAAACGAAGATTTAGAAAATTCAGTCCTTACCACGGTCTATCATATTCCAGCAAAAATTGATTCTGTTGAAGTTAAAGATTTTTATTCTGGCGTGACTGGGCAAATTGATTTTAGTTTAACTTTTGATAATCAGTCTGCCTTAAACTATATAACAAGAAGTGTGGATATTTATACAGGCGCGAGTTTAGGAAATGCTTATTCAACTGTTGGATATTCTTTATTTAAAAATTTACCATTTTTAAATAACGCTTCTGTTCAAAATTTTTCGCTTTTCGCTAATGAAGTGCCAAATAATACCAATATTTATTATCAGTTTGTTCCTTATGATGATTTCGGTAATGGTTTTATTTACTCTGGTGGGGTTTCTGGTTATTTAAAAACTGAAGTGCAATTATTAGATTATGCATATGGTATTCCTCCAACATTAAATTTTGAAGATAGAACTGGATTATATTTTTCTGGATTATCGTCCGCTCAAAACAACGAGCGTGATGGTGGTCTTATTTATCAAACAGGAAATTCTGGGCAAGATTTGTATTTAGTGCAATCTGGTCAATGGAAGAGGATTTTGCCAGAGGATCGCATTTGTAGACTTGTATCACCACCCATTCACGCCGCAGATGTTGGATCTATTGGAGACTTTTCTATAAGTGATCAATATCTCTACGCCGCTACTGGACAGAATTTATGGGGAAGAGTTTTATTAACTGGTTGGATAGCTCCAACACCTATAAGTTTTTCTATTGATTTGGGTTATAACGAGTATTTAGAACAAGAATCGTGTAGTGTAGAGCCAAGAATGACTTATTATTATTATAATAACGTTGGAACCCCTTCGGATCTTTTAAATGCTCGTTTGTATAATGGCCCATATATGACAAACGAAAATATAGCTCCACAAGGTTATTATTCTGATGGAACTTCGATTTGGACCGTGGGTGCAGATGGAGTCGCTAACGCTTTAAGCTATTGTTCGCCTCCGCCTCCTCCTCCAATAGGACCGCCGCCACCAACCGCTTCGCCAACTCCTCCGCCAACACCTTCTCCAACGCCAACGCCAACACCTTCTCCAACGCCTTCGCCAACCGTTGGTCCGTTTTCGTTCACATTAGCTACTGGTATCGGTCCATCTGTTGATATAAATTGGGGAACGGCTGAAAATGCTAGTAGTTATGCTGTGTTTCAATCAGAAGATGATGTATCTTACAGTCAGATTTATGCTGGAAGTGATTACTCGTATAATGACGCTAGCGTATTAGGTGGCGGAACTGGAACTCCAAATTATTATTTCTACTATATGACAGCCTATGGAGAAACATCAAACTATACAACCTCAACTCAAAACATAGGAATAGAATAATATGACGGCAGAATTCATTTATCCAATCATTAAAATAATTTCATCTTCGGAAGTTTACAAATCTGAAGATGCTGAAAATTATACCTTTTTATTTAATGGAGGCGAATATGAAGATAGTAATATTTGCATTCCAGCGGTATATGAGAGTCCAAATTATTATTTTTATTCTGGAGACGGCGAAAATATTGTTGTTCCAATTCAAAATCCAAGTTTAAAGATTATTTAATTAAGAATTCAAGTGTAATTTAATGGTATATGGGAGCTACAGT